TTCATTGACCGGATGATATATCGGAACCTCTATACCTAACAATTCGTCTGACTTAGTACTGAAATATCCTCCTCGCTTTCTTTTGAACCAATCTATGATGGCAATGCCATCCTCATAAAACTCCTGTAGCTCGAACTTGTTAGAGAAATGTTCACCCATTTCATCAACAGCTTCTTTGTAAAGATTATACATCTTATCTTTGAGCATGCCAGGCAGATCCATTTGATTAGCTGCCTTCACAGTTTTATTGAACATCGTGTCAAGATATTCTTGTAACACTTCATGCATAGCCGTACCAAATATGGTATGTATGGACTGCTGAAACGTTCTGAGTTTTTTCACATATGCTAACTCCCATTGCTTGGGACATTTGCTATACATGGCATATTGTGAATATGATATCTTTGCAACACCAGACTCTGGCTCTTTGTAATTGTACTTCAGTAACTTATGCATATACCTTAATATAAGGAAATATTCTAACGATTCCTAATCATTGACTTGATTTCTTTATCTGATTTACCATATTTTTTCAAGATGTCAGATAAAGTGTCGTGGCATTGTTTTGTCATGATATCAACATATGCTGTGACTTCAGATTTAGATAGTTGAAAGTGTTCTGCTAATAGTTTTATCAGATCGTTATTATATTTGGCAGCTTTTTTGCCTTTTATATATTTGAACCTGAATCGTTGTTTCGGTAACAGATCCAGATACAGTTTGTATACTTCTCGAACTGATAATGGGCCTATTGTATACTGTTGAAACGCATCTACATATTCTATCAGATCTTCATTCATGCTTAGCCAACGATTGATCAGATACGGTGAAAATGATTTACGATCTGCTTCTGATAATGATTCCCAAGGTGTTTTCTTATATGTGATACCAGCTAGGTGATCAAATATAGTAGCTGCTTTCGCCATTTACTTGATTAAGAATTCTTCATTAATGTGACCACAATCTGAACATCGGAATGACGGCACAGGCATGATCTGTTCTTTACCTGTAGGTGACAACAATGCTGATACTCGTTTGAATGCATGTACCTGATTGAAATATCGGCATCCACAGTTTTCACAAACAATGTCTGTCATATCTTCTAATTTCAATCCCATGGATCGACCTGAATTATCATCTGGCATATTGATTGTCTTACTCATAACTTCTATTTTATTTCATTTAACAATTTGATTAACATTGCCATGACATGAAGTTCCTTATCAACAGCAAATGTGTCCTGATACTGAGCTTCTGCCAATATAAGAATGGCTGCAGCAATACTACCTTCCGCATAAGTATCTAGTTCATCAAATAAATATCTGTATAAGGCCGTAAAGTCCTTCACTTTACTATCATTAATTAGTTGGCGAGCATCTCTGAATGCAGTTTTCTTATCAGACGAACCTTTCAAAATTTCCAACAGCTTGGTCATATAATTTGCCTGAACTAAACTATTATCATCTATCACCAACTGATTGTCGACAATCTGACTTTGACATGAATTCAATATGCGTCTGATATCAGGATATCCTGAATTGATAACTGTGACCAGATCTTGGTTATCATACTTGATGCCACGCTCGTTCAAAATGTTTACAATACGTTTAGCTACTTCTTTCCTGTTAGGTGGCTCAATAGCAAATGCCTGACATCTGGATTGTATAGGATCGATGATCTTTTCAACATAGTTACACGTCAATATGAACCTACATGTCTTTGAGAAAGTCTCCATCAGATTACGAAGTGCTGCCTGACCATTAGGAGTCATGTAATCAGCCTCATCCAATATCACAATCTTCCAACGACGAAATCCTACTGTGCTTGCAAAGTTCTTGATCTTGGTTCTAACTGTTTCAATGTTGTTTTCATCTGATGCATTAATATACATTACATCTGAATCAACTCCTTTTGCAATGATCTTTGCTAACGTAGTTTTACCTGTACCCGCTTGTCCATAGAATAACAGGTGCGGAACATCTCCTGATTCCAGATAAACTTTCACTTTGCTGACAACATGTTCATTGCCAACATAACCATCTAACGTGTCGGGCCGAAACGCTTCAACCCATAGTGTATTCTCCTGATTTCCGAACATATAAACCTATTTTCCAGTTGAACCAAACCCTTCTTCTCCCCGCTCTGAACTTGAAAGATTTTCTACCTCTAAAAGTTCTATATGAGGGATTGGCATAATAACTAATTGACCCACTCTGTCACCGTCTGCATATCGCTTCAACGATGGCCAATGAGCTTCTTCTTTGAATTTGAATCTTAATTTGATTTCACCTCTGTAACCTGAATCAATCACACCTACCGAATTTGCCAACATCAGATCCTTTTTGGAATTTGATGATCTAGGAAATATCAATCCTACATGACCTTCTGGAATCTCAATGGCAATGCCTGTATGATATTCAGCAAAATGATGGCGTGTATCAATCTTATGCGTCACTGCAAACAGATCCATACCCGCATCGCCTGGATTTGCATATGATGGCACTTTGGCTTTTGGTGTCAATTTTTTGAACTTGACCTGCATTAGCTTACTTGTAATTGGACTAGGAAATATGTACACTCATAATCAGATCCGGTGAATGTAGCACGAGCCAATCCTGCGGCAGACACTTCCAACTTAGCCTGAGTTGCATCTTTGTTAGCCATCATCATTTCTTTTAGCAATGAAGCTGAAAAGCACGTCATGCCCATATCAGTAGCATCATCAGCATCGATATTGAATTTTATTCTATTGTTATTGATAGTAGAATAATTGATGACTAACTCTGCCGTGCCTGCACTGACATGCACGCCAAAATTATCTGCATCTGGAATAGCATTCTTTGCCTTAATGAACTTGTTACGGAAATCATCTGTGATAGGAATAGTCACATTCCAATCAGGCATGTTCTTCAGTTCCGGAACCTGACGGATAATGCTAAGATCTGCTAACATGAATGTCATGTTAACTTCTCCATCTGTGATAGCTAAACTGACAGCTTTGTCTCCAACCTTATTCACATCAATGTCCACATCATCTGATACGGCTGATAACATCTTTGTTAGTAATGGGGTAGCATAAACTCCTAATTCAGATGTTCCTAAATCAATGGAATCGCTTGTCAATGTTCCTATCACATTCTGATCATCTGATATGAACTCAATAGTACAACCGTTATCTGATGTTTTCCATTTCACAGAATTCACTGCTCCATTCAGATAATAACGATTGATAAAACTTAATAATTCTGTTTTCTTCATAATTATGTAACGTTAAAAAAATGGTTTAATACACTGTCGTTTGATATTTCTTGCGTCGAACTGTATTTCTTATATAAAGGCAGTGACTTCTCATAGATTTCATATGCCTTATCTGGATGCGCAAACATCTCTCTCATTGATGTCATTGCTCGATAAAATTCATTAGGGAGCATCAAACTTACTAATTCATCATGACACTTCACAAGTTCTGTAACCTGACGGACTGTTTCATTGTAAATAATCAGATTATTTACGGTCATCTTGTTCATACACAAAGCATCATACTTAGCCACATCTCCAAATGTAAATCCTTCTGCTACCGGATGACCATATGGATTAGGAACCGGGTCTGTCTCTTTGTATGGCAATGCATCGCCTTTTGGAAAATGAAGTTGATTGAACACCATCTTACCTAATTGTGGTGAATGCAAATAAATACCATAAACAGGATACTGTCCAGGAGAACTTGAGTCAGTTGATATCTGAATTCTACCTCCGTAATATTCGTTTATCATTTTCTGGAAGTATGCCAATATGAAGAAGTCAGATACTTTGGAAATACCCAGAATGTGAATGTAACGATTTCGTTCTTTATCAAACTCCCCGTTTTGTAACATTACTGCAATGGCTTGCATTAGCAACACAAGACCACTTTGAGTACCTCCAATACACCAACCGTTGAAATCAAAATCAACTACCTTCTTATACCAATACTCATACTCAGCCAAATTGTTACCCTGAATCACATTTAGAAAATCACACTTACCAGATTGATTGTCTGCAAAGTATTTGAAGTTCTCATAACTGATGTCCAGACATTCGTAGAACTTACCCTCATACTTCACTCTCGGTGGAATATCAAGATTAACTCCGATATCACAGTTATTCTCCAACCAATGGAATATAGTTTCCTTGAACTCTGGCTTCCATTTGATTGCGCCAGTAGCTAATTGGAATCCTCCGGAGTCGCCCATCACTTTCACATTGTCACCTAATCCATAATCCTTTCGAGACTCAGGCTTCTTGTAATGATGACCTGCTGTGATCAGAAAATATTCATGACGCCATGGTTCTGGAAATTCTGGAGAATAGAATCTAGCTGGAATGCCAGGCGCTACCTCTTTATCTTTCTTTAACCAACTGGCAAAACCGCCTGATGATAGTGATGGATAATATACTAACTCTTTCATTCGAAATCCAATGTTAACTGATTGTTATATGCAGGGCCAGCAATCAAAGCCTCAATATACTCCTTTTCATGCCAAACATTAAGTTCTTTATCAAAGTCATTTGCTACAATGAATGCTTCTGTTCTGCGACCAAGATCAGACCGATCAACAATATGTGGATGTGCCATTGGAGCTTCAATTGCATCTTCAATAGTTTCCAATGCATCTGAAACATCAAATGGCTTATACATACGTTTTGGTGTAATGAATTCTGGAAAACTTCTGAAGAATGGATATACAATGTCTGCGCCAAATGCTGTGGATTCAATTGCTGTCCAGGAAACATAATCTTGAAGTGATGAATTGAACTGTATCTTACATGTTGCCAATTCTGTATAATATTCTTGCTTAGTTAAACCACTCAAGAGTTTGAATCGAGGCTGGCGCTTTGCCAATGCTTTCAATTCTTCAATAACTCCTGGTACCATACTCCTGAACTCCTTACCAGAGGTAGTAACATGCCATTCATAATCCGGACGATAAGATAAAAAGGATTCGGCAACCTTCATCATGAAGAAAGGATTTTTTTCCTTATCCAATCGAGAAGAATATACAATTACTTTCTTCTTCTCATAATTGCCGGCAGGTAGTTTAGTTAGAGTTGCGTCCTTATGAATAGGCAATGACACTACATGAATTGGAGCATTGAAGCCTGCTTCTCGTAGCTGCTGTTTATGAATGGTACTACCTACAAATATACCAGACATTCGTTTATCTAAGCCGAGCTCGTAATGTCTCATCCAATCTCGCATTGGATAAGTGAAATCATATTCATCAACTGACTGTGCATGTAACATGGCATACACTTTCACTTTGATACCATATAGATCCAATGCATACCATATGGAATCCAGACCAGGAGTCCAATAATCCTGCAAGAAGATGATGTCATTGTCCTTGACCTTACCTTCATTGATCATTTTCAGGAACTGATTGCATTGACTCAGTGAATAAACACCTCTACCAACTGCATCTAACACTGCGCCAACCTTTATTTCCTGATCAACCATTTCACCTTCAACCTCAATGAAGTTCAAGCTTTTTGCGTATGGTTCGAATGCCTTAGGCATCCACTCCTTGCAAAGCTGATATGTATATCTAGCTTTCAATGGCTCTAAGCCGAAGTAAAACAAATTTCTTTTCATAATGCTCTATCAAATTTATAATCATCTGGTGTCACATGCTGCATGTTCTGTATACTTGTACAATACAATGAATAATCTGCATACAACACTTTTATGCTGTCATTTTCTTTCAACAAGGATGCATCCTCCGCTTCCATCATGAACATGATATGAGCATATACTCGTACCATGGCTGGAATGTGTTTCAACATACCTGGTTGCACTTCTATGGTAACCGGAACCTCCTGAACTATCATTAAGTTCAATAACCAATCCCAATCCAATGGAGATGTCTTATCAATGAGCTGTCTAGTTGCTGGCGTACAAATGTAGATATGCGGCGCATCTGGACGCTTAGGAGTTTCTGGAGTGAAGTTTCCAATGAAGAATGTCATGATGTCTGTAAATCGACCTTCACATTCTTTTCCGTACCAATAATCTTTTATTCCTAACATAAACTAAATATAAGTTAAATAATTCAATTATCCTAACCAAATGAGAAAAATTTTTGCAAATTGTTATTATCTGGTATCTTACCCCAATTCAATGCACCATAGAAGTCATCCAATTTGTTCTGGAATGCTGATCTGAATATCTTGTCATGATCAATATACTGGGCAACGTAATCATATAGGGCTTCTGGATCTTCCATACCTTTCAGTGCCATCACATCTAATCGCAATGGGTTATTCTTCAAATATGTCCATCTGATCTTTTCACCGTTCACAATCTCTCTGACATTGAACACATTATGATATCTGAGCATATCATTGTAATTCAATCCTGCTTTGGCGTGAACCGGCGTACCTTTAGGCCTTGGAGCAAATGTGTCTGCCCCTGATATCTGATACTTCCTGATGTTCTTGATAC